CGCTGTGCAACTTGCTGACGCACACGGTCATCAGTCCCAACGAAGCTCGGGAAAAGCTGGACATGACAAGGCGGGAGGGTGGCGATGAGTATGTCAATCCTGCTACGACAGCGTATGGAGGTTCTCAACAAGAAGAAGAAGAATCACCAGACCAGGAAGATTCGCCATCGCAAACCGCTGAGTCTCGGGCAGTGGAAACCATGCTCTCTGGTTTGATTCGCACCGAGGCGAACAATGCAATCCGCGGTGCTCACTCGAAAAACTTCGTTTCTTGGATCGAAAGGAACTACGGCAAGTGGGAGCCAAAGCTAGCAGAAAAACTCGAGTCCATTGGCATCGATCGCGATCGGGCCAGAGTTCATTGCGAACAGTCAAGAAAAGAGTTGCTCGACATCGCTGGCAATTCAACGTCCGACAACCTCGAAGCAAACGTGAGATCGTTGGTCGATTCATGGACGAATAGAACCTATTACCTGATGGGAGTGAATGATGATCCTAGTTAATGCATCCACTAACGAATTGTTTCTTGATGGGGTTGTAGGTGCCGACTGGACAGGCGAGGGAATCACTAGCCAAGGTGTTGGCGAAGCTCTCGGCAAAATCAAGGGGCGAGCCGTCGTCCGCATCAACTCGCCTGGCGGGTCGGCCGACGAAGGAATTGCGATATACAACTTGCTCAAGCGACACCGTGGCGGCGTCGATACACACAACGAAGCATTGGCCGCGTCGGCAGCATCAATCATCTTCTTAGCTGGCGACAAGCGAACCATGGAGCGGGGCAGCAAGTTGATGATTCACAGAGCGCACACCATTGCCATCGGCAACAGCGTGGACATGACCAAGATGTCTGAGGTGCTTGCCATGTACGACAAAGAAATGGCGAGTCTGTACGCAGAGTACATGAGCATCGACGAAGACATCAAGGAACAGGCAGTTCTTGCGATGATGGATTCGGAAACTTGGTTTGACGCAGACGACGCGGTGCGGCACGGGCTTGCTACCGATTTGTCGCCGACGGTCAGGAAGAAGACTGCTGCGGCAGCTGCGTGGATTAAGCATCCACCGCAGGATCTGTTTGAGGAAATGGCAGTTGAGCGATCCAACGTGGAGACGCGACTGCGCCACATGGCTAACAAGTTGAGGCTAGTGAAATGAGTGTTTGTGCGAACGAGGAAGTCCAACAGGCTGTTTCGCAAATTCCGTATTGGTATCATCGAATCGAGTTGCCGGGAGTCACGACTCCTGGTTGGGCTCCCATTGATCGTGATGCCTACCGCATCCCAGACGACCTGACAGGCAAGCGGGTGCTGGACATTGGATCCTGGGACGGCTATTGGACCTGGGAAGCGATTCGACGCGGTGCGACATATGTCGTCGCGATCGACGATTTTAGCGACACGCTCGGCATGCCTGGGCTCACCAGAGAGTCTCAGTGGAAGACATGGGATTTGTGCCAAAAAGCGTTCGGATATAGTAACTGTCAACGGTTGACGATGTCGGTCTACGACATATGTAACCTAGGGGTGCAGTTCGATGTGATCTTTTGTTTTGGTGTTCTCTATCACTTAAAACATCCCATGTGGGCGTTGGAAAAACTATGGCAAAGTACCAGGCCAGGTGGCAGCATCCACATTGAAACCGCGATTCTGGACGGCGTCCTCAGCCCATATAGCAACCAAGCTCCGCATGAAAACGCGGTGTTTGCCGAAGTTTATCCCGAGGACCAATTTGGAAAAAATCCAAGCAATTGGACCGTTCCGACCTTGAACTGCGTCGACGCATGGTTGCAAAGCACTGGTTGGAAGTGCGAGAAAACCTGGAAATTGACACCGTTCCCGTTGACGATCAGTCAGGTGCGAGGTTTTGCGCACGGCGTAAAACTTGACAACAGTTGACGGCAACTATAAACTCTGCTTATTGAATCGCGAAAACTCGGACCCCTTATTAGCGGCCAGGAAGCGACTGACCAACTCTCACCAAGTTGGCAGTGCTGACCGCTAACTATCTCGGTCGTGGACTGCCAACGCAATTTGGAGTCCACCCATGAAATCGATTACCGAACTGCAAGCCCGCGCGGAAGCATTGGGCGCTGAGGCCGAAGCGATCGTCGCTCTGGCACAATCTGAGAACCGAGAGCCGACCGCTGAAGAGCAAGCTCGCTTTGACGAAATCGTTGGCGCTGACGACAAGCCTGGCTTGATCGGTCAGATCCGAACGCAAATCGAAAAGAAGGAAAAGCTCGACGCTGACCTCGCAGTCATTATGGCTCGCAAGGAAGCAGCAATTGCCGCTCCTGTCGCTCAGCAAAAGTCGATCAAGATTCCTGCTCGAGCCCGCGCAGCGTCTAAGGTCCAAGGTTTCGCTAGCGAAGAGGATGCTTACGTCTCTGGTCAGTACATCCTTGCCAACCTGTTCAACAACAAGAAGGCAAAGGCATGGTGCAAGGACCATGGCATCAAAGCGACCATGACCACGTTCGACAATGTTTCGAGCGGGTTCCTGGTGCCTGAGGCAATGGAAAACGCGGTCGTCGAACTGCGTCAAGAGTACGGTGTGTTTCGTCGTGAGGCTCAAAACGTCACGATGCCTGCTCCCAAGTGGAAGATTCCGAAGCAGACCAACGAGGTCACTGGCTACTGGATGTCCGAAGGAACGACGATCACTCCGTCCGACCTGACGCACACCATGGTCGAACTTGACGCCAAGAAGTTGGCTGCCACCGTGCAAATCACTAGCGAACTGAATGATGACGCCATCATCTCGGTCAGCGAAATGGTTGCTCGCTCGGTAGCTCAAACCTTTGCTCAGAAGGAAGACGAAGCTGGCTTTCTCGGTGACGGGACGAGCACCTATGGCGCGATCATGGGTCTTGCATCCGCGATTGCCGCTGGTTCGGTCGTCACCGCGACTAGCCGAGCTACTTTCGGTGTGCTGACCTTTGGTGACTTTGAGGCCATGGTTGGTGCTCGCAAGCTTTGGCGAGGCAATAGCAATCCGAAGTTTTACATCAGCCAAGCGGGTTGGGCCGCTTCGATGTTGCGACTGATGGATGCTGCTGGTGGCAACAGCATTGTGGATCTGCAAAGCGGTGCTCGTTCGTACTCGTTCCTCGGCTACCCAGTAGTCATCAGTCAAACCCTTGAGTCGCGACTGACCGGAACGACAACGGCGAGAGCTTGCTACTTTGGCGACTTGGCACAGACAGCGATCCTTGGCACGCGCCGAGGCATTTCGCTCGCCGTTGACAATTCGCTCGGGTTCCTCAGCGACACCATCTACTTGCGAGCAACCCAGCGAGTGGACATCAACGTCCACGATCGCGGTGATGCTAACAACTCCGGTGGGTTTGTTGCACTGAACTTTGGCTAATCGCTAGTTCCTCCTAGCGCATGGGGGCTAGGCTTTCGGGCTTAGCCCCCTCTCTTCCAACCAACATTTTTTTGCAAGGGTAAAACTAAGATGGCTAAGGCTCAACAAGCTCTGGATTACACAATCATGCTCGCTCCGGTGACGGCAGCGACCGCATCGCGAACCGCTTCGGTGGATACTCGCGGCGCGGACTACGCGACCATTCTCGTAACGCTCGGTGCTGAGGCGAACACCAACAGCACCAACGTGACGCTGCAACTTGCAGAAAGCGACACGAACGGAAGCTTTGCTACGTTCAACTCGAATTTCAACCGCGTCATCGACAACACGGCATCGGTCGTCGTTGCTTACCACGTCAATCTGCAAGGACGCAAACGCTTTCTGCAATTGACCATTTCTCCCGACACTGGCGCGAATGGCGCGGTGATCGGTTCGGCAATGTCGGTACTCGACCTTGAGTACAAGAACGTAGCCGCAAGCAGCAACGCTGACGTTGTTGTCGTTGGTTAGTTTCAAGTTAGCGCTAGGAGGAACAAAAGCGATGGCTAAACAGGTTCGTGTTCGAGCGGTGATGACAACGGGTCGGCATGAGATTTCTTATGCCAGGACGTGGATTGATCGCTCGCTCAGGCAAGCGGGAGTGCCGCTCGCTGTGTCATTCGGTGTGTACTACGGACAACTGATGCAACGCATGTTTGAAGACGCAATTAAGGATGATCTTGATTTCGTCGTGACGGTCGACGGTGACAGCGTTTTCACAGGTGACCAGGTGCATCGATTGATCTGCATTGCAGCGAACGAAAATATGGATGCAGTTGCATCAATGCAAGTTCGACGCGGGATCAAAAGCCTGCTTGGGTTCAAGAAAGGGCAAACGTCTGCCGTGTGGGATGGAACTCCCATCGAGGTCGATGCGGCACACTTTGGATTGACCGTGCTGAATGTCAAGAAGTTGGCGATTACTCCCAAACCATGGTTCTACTGCAAGCCCGACGACAAGGGTGAATGGGGTGAAGACCACATTGACTCCGATATTTGGTTTTGGCAGCAGTGGAAGGAGGCTGGCAACAAGTTGTACATCGACCCAGGTTGCCGCATCGGACACGTTGAGGAGATGGTTGTCATGCACAATGAGGACATGGTGCCAACCCATTACTATCCCAAAGATTGGGACGCGATGATGATGGAGAAGAAAGATGATACGACTGCTGAAGGACTGGAAGAAACATCGAGCGGGAAAGGTGATCGATGTCCTGACCCCAGGTGTAGAGGATCTGCTTGTCAATCGCCTGAGGATTGCCCAGTATGAAACTAGTGCCGGAGCTGGTGACCAAAGCGATCGCGGAACCACTGACCTTGGCAGAAGCCAAGAAGCAAGTGGAGATTTCGTCGAGCGACAGCACGCACGATCAGCAACTGCAAATGATGATCGAGGACGCAAGGCAGCAGTGGGAAAGAGACACCGATAGCGTGTGCTGCTTCCAGACCTACAAGGTGCGGTTGCGAGCGTTCTACGATGAACTAAAACTCCCGAAAAGCCCAGTTCACAGCATCATTCACATCAAGTATTTCAACGCGGACAACACGCTGACTACTTGGCCGAGCAACAAGTACCAATTGCACGTCGACGAGGTACGGGTCGCTTACCTGGAGACCATTCCTGCCTACGCGGCTCGATGGGACGCTTGGGAGGTTCAATACAAGTGCGGATACTCGCAGGACCAATCGCTAGTGCCGGCGATCGCAAAGCGAGCCATGCTGCTGCTGGTTGGCTACTACTTCGACGCCAACCGGGGCGATAACGATCGCGTAAATGACTTGAGAGCCTACGAGGCGTTGGTTGCCAAGTTTATGCGGAGTAGCTACCCATGAGCGGACGAAACAACCGCATTAAGACATCGGCATTTCGCCAACGCTGCAACATCGAACAGGTGACGGAGACGCAGGACGGGTACGGTCAACCGATCGTGACGTGGAGCGACTTTTTGGTGAATGAGCCGTGCCAGTTCATCCCGCAATCGGGTACCGAAAACATGCGAGGGCGAGAGCTTGAGGCAAGTATCGCTGCCGTGTTTCGCGTCCGCAAGCGACCTGGCTACAACGTCAAGATGCGTGTGAAGTTCAACAACGAATTCTACGGCATCAAGTACATCAACCCAGTCGAAGGATTGGATCGATACCTCGAACTGATGGTGAGTTCATCGTGATTCAATTCAAAATGAAATTCGATGACAGGATATTGAAGGCGATTGGCGACTTGCCGTACCAAATTCAGTACAAGTGCATCGACCCGGCCGCTCGCAAGATGGCACAACCAATTGTGAGACAAGCGAAACTTGACCCGCCAAGCAGTCGCTCTCTGAGTGGTACGCAGCGGTGGGCCCAAGACAAGTCGGTTGCCCCAAGAGATAAGTGGTCGCAATCAGCAAGAACCAAATACGAACGAGACGATTCCGGTCAGCATGTTATCTCGAAGTACCGCAAGTATTCCCGAGGTGGCATTTTGTACATCGGTATGCAAGCGACCAAGCAGGGCATGGGTCGCAAGATGCACTTTCGGCTGCCTGTAACTAAAGGCGAACGCAAGTTGTACTACTGGGGCCGACCTGGACAGATTATCACCCAGCAGAGCGGTCGATCAAAACAAACCGTTACCTATACTCGCGGCCAAAGCAAGCGAGCTATTAAGCGTGAACGAAGCAGTCGATACATACAGCCTGGTAGCACAATCAAGCTGGAGCGAGCGCACTTTTTGAAACGGGCGTACCAAAAGACGTTTAACCAGTCACTAGGCATATTCCAAGCCGAGTTTTACAAACAAGCGGAGGGACTGACTCTTGGCTAGAAATTTACGACTTACAGACACTGTATCAATTGCGAGCAGCGGGACGGTCTCTACCACGGCAACCATGGAGTCCAACCGTATTCCATTGGCCGTGCTACTGCCAGCCGCGTTCACTGGAACCTCATTGAACTTCCAAGCGTCAGCTGACGGATCGAACTTTTTTACGGTCTACGATGACGGCACGCTCTATGCACCCGCCGTCAGCACATCGCGATGGGTAACGCTGAAGCGATCGGCAATGGACTCGGTCAAATACATCAAGATCGTTTCCACATCAACGGAGACTGCGGCTAGGACCATAACCTTGGTGAGTGGTGAATGAGTGCCATTGGCAAAGCGTTCAGAACGAAAGTCCTTAGCTATGCTGCGGTATCTGGCATCGTCGGCCAACGCATGTACAGCGATGTGCTTGTCGAGAAATGCCAACTGCCAGCGATTTGCTTTTATGTCACCTACACCGAACGCGAACACACAATCACAGGTTTGTCCAAAGCAGCACATGCACACATTACGGTCGAATGCTACGCAACGAGCCGCGATGGTGCCTCGCTGCTGTCC